ATTTATAACATATGAAAAGCCTACAAAATCGATACAATCTTATTAAAGAAGGTAAAGGCAATAAAGAAATCTTCTTAAAAGAAGTTAAAGCTCAATTCCCTCAGTATATCTCCAACGTTCAAACGTTTGATCAAGTTATTCACTCTCTTGTTGAGAAGGGTATTATCAACGAAAGCATCGTATTAGTATCAGCAAACAGACCTGAAACCCCAGACTGGTTTAAAATATTTCAAGAAAATACAGAAACTATTAAAGCAGAATTAAAAGATACTGATAAATCAGTAACTGAAAAAGAAACTGCCGGATACAATTACGAGGATAAAAAGAATAACAACAACATTTCAACTGCTCAGATCCTAGAAGGATATTATGCTGAAATGAAAGATCCTAAGAATGCTGAGAAGACTGAGGATGAAATTAAAGCAATTGTATTTAAAAACTTAGAAAAAGATCCTTTGTTCTACGTAAAGAATGCAGCTTTTGGAGTTAAGGGCATTGGGTATTCTGATAACCATCCCGGTCTAGGACCAACAAAAGAAGTAACAGGTAAATACAAATCTTCAGGAATGGAACCTGTTAAATTAAACGAGTCTTTAGCTGGAGAGGAAAAGTATGTAGTTTATAGCTACCCGGACGGACAAAAAGATAAAAAAAAGCTACACGAAAAAGGTTTACCCCTTAGTAAAGCTAAACTTAAAGCTGGTAACTTAAATATAATGCATAAGGAAGACTCTGATATCTACAGTTATATGAAACAATCTGAATGGGAATCACAGCATGGTACCTTATCAGAAGCAAAGAAAAGAGCTATCGAAAAACAAATCGACCAGATTGAAAAAATGGGTGAAGTAGCTGCTTGGGAGAATAGAATTATGAAAATTCAAGAGAAGATCGAAGAATTATCTAATAAAATGACCGTAACAGAAGGCGATGACGTTAAGGATATGGTTGATAAAAAAGCAGTTAAGGAATTAAAGAAGGATATTGCTTTATTAGAAAAGAAAAAAGCTCTATACGAAAAGCAAAAAACAAAAGCTGCCGGTAGAGTAAAGGATAAATCAGCTATGCAGACTGCAGCCGGTGAAGGTACTACTGTAATGGAAAAAGAAGAAAAACCTTTCACTCCTCCAGCCGATCCTATCGGAGATAGAATTAAAGCATCAATGAAAAGAGATACTGCTCCAAAACCAAAGAAAGAATCTTGGTCTGGAATGGTTAGAGAATTAATAAATACAAGGAATTTAAAAGTAAAATAATGGATAAGAGTTTACTTATTGAAACTATATCCTTCCAACCCCGTGCTTTAAAGTTATCTGAAGCAAAGGGCAGTTCTGGTCTTCCATTAGTAGAAGGTACTTTAGCAACTGCTGAAATAAAGAATGGTAATGGGAGGTATTACAGCAGAAAGATTTGGGATAGAGAAATCGATAAGTATATGGACTCTGTTAAGAATAATAGAGCAGTTGGTGAGTTAGATCACCCTGAATCTACTGTTATCAACCTTAAGAATGTATGTCATAATATCAAAGATATTTGGTGGGATGGTAATAACATCATGGGTAAAATTGAAATTCTGCCAACTCCGTCTGGAAACATTTTACAAGCTCTTATCGGATCCGGTATCACCGTCGGTGTATCTTCTAGAGGAATGGGATCAGTAAAACAGATGGGAGAAACATTAGAAGTTCAAGAAGACTTTGAATTACTATGTTGGGATTTCGTATCTACTCCATCTAATCCAGGTTCTTGGATGACCCCTCTACACGAAGGTTTAACTAAGACCGTAAGTCAATACAGTAAAGCTAATGAAATCATAAGAGAAATTTTATGTGCTCATGGCAGCTGTCCAATATTCTAACCCCTCTTAGGATAGTATCCTTTGATCGACTCTCCCTTAAAAAAGGAGAGTTTCTTATTTTTAGAGAAATAGGCATATTTATACTTGTATGTACTACGATCAATGTAGTACCAAAACACTCTACAAAACAATTATTACGCTATAAATTAATAAGCGTACTTCCCAAAAAAAAATTATTATTAGGAAAATGACAAACAGAGACTTGTTAAAAGAAGCAATTGCTGATGCAAAAGCTGTAAAGGAAGTCGCTATCACTAATGCAAAAGCTGCATTAGAGGAGGCTTTCACACCACATCTAAAAGAAATGTTCGAAAAGAAAATGAAGAGCATGGAAGAAGAAGACGATTTAAAAGAGTACGCCGAAACCCAACCTGACCGTGATATGGACGGAGATGGTGATGTTGATGCAGATGATGTAAAAGCAATGAGCGAAGCAGAACTCGAAGAACTTTTGAAAGAACTTAACGAAGCTGAAGAAGAAGAAACCGAAGAAAAAAAATCTGAGAAATCTGAAGAAGAAGGCGAAGAAGAAGAAGAAGAAATCGATCTTGATGACATGACAAAAGAAGACTTGGAGAAGTTTATTGAAGAAGTGGTAGACGAAATGATCGAAGCTGGTGAATTAGAAGCCGGCCACGAAGGAATGGAAGATGAAGCTGGTGCTGAGATGGAACCTGAAATGGGTGCCGAGGAAATGCCTGCAGAAGAAGAAGCTCCTATGATGGAAAATCAACTAAGTGAAATCATTGATCTCTCTCCTGACCAAATTGCAATGTTACCAATGTATGTTGCGAGTGCACTTACTGCCATTGTTGGCGGCGGTGCTGCTTTAGCAAACAAAGAAGAAATTGCAAATGCGGTTAAGAAAGCTATCGCAATGGTAAGTAAGAAAAAAGGCACTGAGGTAACTCAAGAAGCTTTTGATCCTTCAATGGTAGATCTTTCACCTGACCAAATTGCGATGTTACCGACTTATGTTGCAAGTGTGATGACTGCCCTTATTAGTGGTGGTGCTGCTCTAGCAAATAAATCAGAGATCGCAAATGCGGTTAAAAAAGCCATCGGCATGGTAAGCAAGAAAGGTACCGCTGTAAAAGCAGAAGGTGAACATGAAGAAGAACTTCAAGAAGCTTACAAAACGATCAAAACATTAAGAGCTGAATTAAACGAGATCAACTTGTTAAATTCAAAGCTTCTTTACACCAACAAAATCTTTAAGGCTAAAAACCTATCTGAAGCTCAGAAAGTTAAAGTATTAACTGCTTTCGACAAAGCTGAGACAGTAAAAGAAGCTAAATTGGTATTCGAAACTCTACAAGAAGGCTTAGAAAAAGTCGTTAAGAAAGAGTTGGTACGAGAAAACAAAGGATTCGCATCCAAAGCTATCGGAAGCTCACCAAAACAGCCTGTGGTGGACACTAACCCGATGGTAGATAGATTTAAAAAACTTGCAGGCTTAATTTAAAATAAAAAATACTACACATTAATACAATGTCTAACGTACAAACATTACTCGAATCTGCTAACCCCTGGCAGAGTTTGCAATCTGACGCTGCCAGATTAGCAAAGAAATGGGGTGCCACCGGTCTTTTAGACGGCTTTGGCAACGAAACTGAAAAAAATAACATGTCAATGATCCTTGAGAACCAAGCCAAGCAATTGGTTGTTGAACAATCTCAAACTGGAACTGGTGCTAGCTTCACTGCAGGTACTGGTGAACAGTGGGCTGGTATCGCTTTACCTTTAGTGCGTAAGGTGTTCGGTCAGATCGCTGCTAAGGAATTTGTTTCAGTTCAGCCTATGAACTTACCTTCAGGTCTTGTGTTCTTCTTGGATTTCCAATACGGAACTAACAAGAACCCTTTCACTGACGGTTCTTCTATGTATGGTGAGCAATCTGCTAACTTCGGTAACACCTCAAACGGTGCTTTATACGGAGCTGGTCGTTTCACCTACTCTACTAACAACTTCTCAGCTTCTGCTTTCGGTCTTATTTCTGGTTCTTCTGCTGCTCCTGCTGCAACTTTAACTGGTTCAATCATTGCTGCTACTGCTTGGTCTGATTTAAACTTCAGTTCTGAGTATTCTGCTTCTTTGGTTGCTGGCCGTATCTTAAAAGCTACAGTATCAACTTCTTCACTTTCTAACTTTGACCCATTGGCAGTTAGGGGCTTTATCTTAGTATCTGGTTCAGCTACAACTGAAACTGGTGTTGGTTCTGCAGTGACTGTAGCAACTTCTTTACAGGAGTTCACTACTTTGAACAGCGGTGCTGGTACTATTACCTTCTACTTCACTGGTTCAGGTGCAACTTTAGCTTCAACAGGTTCTTACACCTTGTTCTACAACAAGCAAACTGCTGACAATGCAAGAGGTGACTTCGAAGCTGGTGCTTCTTACTCAACTCCTAACGCTGAGTCTGCTTCTACTATCGTAATCCCACAGATCAACGTTCAAATGAGATCTGAAGCCATCGTTGCTAAAACCAAGAAATTGAAAGCACAATGGTCTCCTGAATTCGCTCAAGATTTGAACGCTTACCATTCTTTGGATGCTGAAGCTGAATTGACTGCTGTAATGTCTGAGTACATTTCTTTGGAAATTGACTTGGAAATCTTGGATATGTTGATCTCTTCTGCTGCTGCTGGTACTGAGTACTGGTCTGCCGTTTCTAACGAATTCATCAACGCTTCTAACACTGCCTTCACTGGCTTGTCAGTAGCTGCAGGTGGATACTACAACACTCAAGGTCAGTGGTTCCAAACTTTGGGAACTAAGATGCAGAAATTGTCTAACATCATTCACCAAAGAACTTTGCGTGGTGGTGCTAACTTCTGCGTTGTATCTCCAACAGTTGCTACTATCTTGGAAAGTATCCCAGGATTTTGATACA